TCTTCCTTCCTCTCTCCGACACGCTCCGAGATCCACCAAGACAGTCCGTTCACAGCCAAACCGATGCAGGATTAACCCGATGCCAGCCAAACGCTCCAAAGCGGTACGAGGGGCAACAGAACCAAGGCTTCACAGCCCATATCTCAAAGGCACTTCAAAGGTTGACGATGTAATTGAGTTAGCCAACCTAATCAAGATGCCGTTATTGCCATGGCAGGAGTTTGTATTACGCGACATGTTGCGCGTTGATAAGAAGGGCATGTGGATTCGCAAGACAAACCTGCTGCTGGTTGCCCGGCAGAACGGCAAAACCCATTTAACCCGCATGGTCATCTTGGCTCACCTTTTAAAGTGGGAGTCGAAGAACATAATCATTGCTTCATCTAACCGCTCAATGGCTTTGGATACTTTTCGCCAAGTAGCAACAGTCTTTGAGCAGAATGAGAACCTCATGGCGTTAGTCAAGGCGATCCGCTATGCAAACGGTACTGAGTCGATCGAGATGAAGGACGGTCGCAGACTTGACGTTGTAGCAGCTACTCGCGACGGCTCACGCGGTAGAACTGCCGATGCACTCTTCCTCGATGAAGTCCGTGAATGGTCAGAAGAAGGCTATCGAGCAGCGATGCCGGTAACTCGCGCTAGACCTAATGCGCACACGTTTCTAACTTCTAACGCTGGCGATGCCTTTAGCACCGTTCTTAATGAATTACGTGAACGCGCCTTAGATAACCCGCCAAAGTCCTTTGGCTTCTACGAATACTCAGCGCCTCAATACTGCAAAATCGACGATCTACATTCTTGGGCGCTTGCCAACCCTGCGCTGGGTTACACGATAACCAAAGAGTCACTAGCTGAGGCAGTTGCTACCAGCCCGATAGAAAATACTCGAACAGAACTACTTTGCCAATGGATCGACTCCCTGAGTTCACCTTGGCCTCATGGAGTTCTCGAGGAAACGAGCGACAGCAGTCTGCAGATCCCGCCGGGCGGATACACAGTCTTTGGCTTCGATGTTGCACCGTCAAGGCGCAATGCTTCACTAGTTGCTGGTCAGATCATGCCAGACGGCAAAATCGGCGTAGGCATCCTTCAGACTTGGGAGTCAGCAGTCTCGGTTGACGATCTTAAAATTGCAGCAGATATCAAAGCGTGGGCGGATCAGTACCGGCCGCGTCAAATCTGCTACGACAAATACACAACCCAGTCAATAGCCGACAAATTAGCCAATGCTGGCTGTGTGGTTCAAGATATCTCTGGCCAGCAGTTCTATCAGGCTTGCGGAGACTTGCTTGACGGCTTGGTTAATCATCGAGTAGTTCATAATGGCATGGCCAGCCTAATTCAACAGATGAATAACTGCGCAGCTAAGGTGAACGACTCTGCTTGGCGCATCGTTAAAAGAAAATCGGCTGGTGACGTGTCTGCACCGATCGCTTTGGCAATGGTTGTCTCGATGTTAATGAAACCACAACAGGTAGCGGCTATTTATACAGAATGACCTATATGTAGTGTATAATTGCGGTCTATGGGTATATTCGATCGCAAGCCAAAAGTAATCGAAGCGCAATACGCGCCACAGGTCATGGGCGAGAATATGCCCAGCCTTTACAATGCGATCGTCGCTCGCGTTTCACGCCACGATGCTATGACTGTTCCTTCAGTTGCTCGCGCTCGTAACTTAATCTGCGGAACTGTTGCATCGATCCCGCTTGAGTATTACAAGACTTCAACCGGCGAAGTTATCGCACCGCCGCGTTGGATCAAGCAACTATCTAAAAACCAGCCGTCATTTATTACTATCAGTTGGATCGTGGACTCCCTGCTATTTTACGGAGTTAGTTATCTTCTTGTAACCGAGCGTTATGCCGAGGACGGCCGACCAGCTTCTTTTGAATGGGTTGCTAATTCACGCGTTACATTTACAACCGATCTCGAAGGCATAATGGTCACACAGTATTACGTAGATATGTCTCCAGTATCGATGAACGACATTGTGACTATTCAAGGCTTCGATGAAGGAGTACTTGATCGCGCTGGTCGCACAATTCAAGCAGCGATCGATGTTGATCGCGCAGCAGCACTAAACTCCGCTAATCCACAACCAGCAGGCTTCTTAAAGAACTCTGGCGCAGACTTGCCGCCTAATGAAGTGCAAGGCTTAATCTCTGCATGGAAGCGCGCTCGTCAGAATAACTCGACTGCTTATCTAACAAGCACCCTGGACTATTCTCCAGTTTCATTTAGCCCTAAAGACATGATGTACAACGAGGCCGTTCAAAACCTCAGTACACAAATTGCTAGAGCAATGAACGTGCCGGCTTATTATCTTTCAGCTGATCAAAACACGACGATGACTTATGCCAACGTTCAAGACGAAAGATCTCAATTTTATGCACTAAGCATCGAACCCTATGTACAGGCGATCCAGTCTCGTTTATCTATGGACGATATTTCGACTGCTGGCCATGAGGTCAAGTTCTGCGTAGGCGATACATTCTTAAAGCAAGATCCCCTAGTCGAGATCCAAGTTCTAGAGAAGTTGCTCAGCCTTGGTCTTATTACAACTGAACAAGCAATGGCAATGACTGATTTAACACCAAACGGAAGTGAAGGTCTATAATGGATCAACTTATTATCGAAGCATCGTCGATCGAGTGCAGCGAAGAACGCCGCGAAATCAGCGGCAAGATAGTTCCAATGGGAACTGGCGAGATCGGCAATACCAACATGGGTGGCGTTGTATTTGAGGCTGGATCTATTGAGATCGCAGACCCAACCAAAATTAAGTTGCTATCTCAGCACGACATGAAGAAGCCAGTCGGTCGCATGATCTCAGCAGAGACTCGCGCAGACGGCATCTATGCAACTTTCAAACTAAGCCGTTCATCTGGCGGTAACGATGCCCTAGTTATGGCACAAGAAGGACTCGTTAGCGGTCTTTCAGTAGGCGCAGAAGTGATCGCCTCAAAGCCTTCGCGTGACGGTTACACAGTTGTAACCGCAGCCAAGTTAAAAGAAGTTTCTCTAGTAACAGAGCCAGCTTTCAAGTCTGCTCAGGTATTAGAGATCGCAGCAGAGGAAGTAGAACTCCCTGCTGAACCAAACACACCAACAGAAAGCGAGGCGGTCGTGGAAAATACTCCAGACACCGTAGCAGCACCAGAAGTTGAGGCAACGGCTGTTGAAGCCGCTCGCCCAACTGTTACAGCAAATCTCCAAGTGAAAGAGCGTATTGCTCCTCTCACATCTTCACAGTACCTAGATGCAAGCATCAAGGCAGCAATGGGAGACGACGCAGCTCGTCGCACCGTTCTTGCAGCAGATGACTCAACATCAACAAACACAGGTCTAACACTTCCTTCACACCTCAACACATTCCTAACAGACACATTCTCTGGCCGTCCAGCGTTTAATGCTGTTACTCGTGGATCACTTGCCGGTATTGACGGAATGTCTTTCACAATTCCACGTCTATACACAAACGCTGCATCTGCTAACACAGCACCAACAGTCGCAGCAGTTAACGAAGGCGCAGCAACTTCAGAGACAGGCATGACTTCTGCTTACGACACAATTTCAGTACAGAAGTACTCAGGTTTGAACGAAGTTTCATTCGAACTTATCGACCGCTCATCTCCAGCGTTCATGGAATTGCTAATGACAGAACTCCGTAAGGCTTACGAAAAGGCAACAGACGCAGCATTGCTTTCAGCATTTGCTACATCTGGAACAGTAGCAACATCAACAGCCGCGACAGCAGCAGGTCTCCAGTCATTCATCGCAACTGAGTCAGCAGCAGCATATAAGGGAACTGGTGGCGATTACGCTAACCAACTCGTTGCTTCGACTGACCAATGGGCAGCGATCATGGGCTATGCCGATGATAACAAGCGTCCACTTTACTCAGCTGCAAATCCACAGAACGCATCTGGCGCAGTCTCACAAGGCTCAACAGTTGGTAACGTTCTTGGCGCTAACTTGATCGTTGATCACAACATCACAACAGCTGGTGTGATCGATGACTCAGCGTTCCTTGTCGCTCCTGGTTCTGTGTACACATGGGAGTCTCCAACAACTAACCTTCGCGTTAACCTGCTTGGAACTGGCCAAATCCAGATCGCACTTTACGGCTACCTAGCAATTTACGTAGGCAAGTCAGGCAAGGGCGTTCGTCGCTACAACCTAACTTAATCAGTTAGAAACTAAGTCGCTGGCGGCCTAGTGCCCTTCTAGGCCGCCAGTTTTTAGAAAGGAGATCAAATGTCTTACACAACAGTTGCAGAGTTACGCAGCGCACTTGGCGTTGGTTCACTTTACAATGACGCAACCCTTCAAGAAGTTTGCGATGCAGCAGACAATGTGTTGATCCCTTTTCTATGGACAAACGATAATTTTAACGTTGGTCATAGCAACACGACCACAGAGGCAACCCTATATTTTGACGAAGTAGTTACCGACATTTATTACGTTGGCCAGTCAGTAATTATTACTAAAAATGGCTCGCCTTTTAACGGCACCAAGACAATTACTGGGGTTGGCGAATACACAATAACTTATGCGGTAACTGGCAGCCCGACAGCTACGCAGTATCACCCAGTCGTCCCTTATGGTGTCGTTTCAGGCGTGACCCAAAATACCTATTCATCAATTCCTGCCGTCAAAGAAGCCAGCCTCATGATCTCTATAGATATCTGGCAGAGCCGTCAAGCGCCTTCAAGCGGTGGCGTTACAGTTGACGGATACGCTCCAAGCCCTTACCGCATGGGTAATACTTTACTTGCTCGTGTTCGCGGCTTGCTTGCGCCTTATCTCGATCCGCGCAGCATGGTTGGTTAACCATGACCGCAGCCATATCAACTCTTCGAGGCACTATTGCCACAGCGTTAGTAGATAACACGCTTTGGTCAGTATTCTCATTTCCGCCAGCAACTCCGATCGCTAATAGCATCGTGGTTAGCCCGGCGGATCCTTACGTCACACCAAACAACAACAGTCGCAACACTATTGCGCCTACCGCTAATTTTAATCTAAACGTGTTCGTGCCTTTGCTTGATAATGAAGGCAACCTAAATGGAATTGAAGAAATGCTGGTGGCTATGTTTAACAAGTTAGCAGCTTCTTCTATCGTCTATAATGTGGGAGATGTGAGCGCACCTAGCGTTCTCAATGCTGCATCAGGCGATCTTTTAACCTGCTCAATGCAGGTATCCGTCCTATCGAGTTGGAGTTAAGCCATGAATGAATGGGAAAAAGAACAAGCAGAGTTCCTGATCAAGATCGGGCAAACTCCTGCAACACCAGCACCAAAACCAGCAACTAAGAAAGATGAGGAATAAACCAAATGGCAGTATTTCTAAATAATGGAGTAGTGGTTACTGTTAACTCGGTTAACCTCTCTGACCACGTTACTTCAGTAACTTTGAACCGTACTTTTGATGAACTCGAAGTAACTGCAATGGGTGACTCAGGCCACAAGTTCGTAAAGGGCTTGGAAGCGTCATCACTTACTATCGACTTCCTAAACGACACAGCCTCAGCAAACGTTCTACAGACTTTGCAGGCTACTTACGGCACTTCAGTTACTGTAACACTAAAGCAAACTTCAGCTGCTACTTCAGCAACTAACCCGCTTTACACAATGACCTGCTTAATCAACAACCTAACCGACATCAACGGCGCAGTTGGCGATCTTGGCACTCAGTCAGTAACTTGGACAATTAACGGCACAGTAGCAGTTACAACTTCCTGATAACAAACTAAGGGGCAAACAATGGCAAAACTAAAGGTAACAAGGGCAGACGGAAGCGTTAACGAGTACCAGATCACTCCGGCGATCGAGTACGCCTTCGAGCAGTATGCGAAGAAGGGCTTCCATAAAGCCTTTAGGGATGATGAAAAGCAGACCGATGTTTATTGGCTCTGCTGGGAAGCAATACGTCGGTCGGGTGAAACCGTTAAACCCTTCGGAGAGTCGTTTCTTGAGACATTGACGCGAGTTGAGGTCTTAGACGATGACCCTTTGGAGTAACGCGGGAGTCCTTCACCTATCTCGTAGCGAGGCTATCGCTCGAGACAGGACTCTCGCCACAGACTTTAATTGAACTAGATCACACGATGTTCAGGACTTTATTGCAAGCCCTGAAAGACAGAGCAAAGGAGCAAGCGGATGCCAACAGAAGTAAAAGGCGCAGATAAACTCCGCAAAGCCCTAAAGCAATATGAACCTGATCTAGCCAAAGAAACAACCAAAGAACTTGGCAACTTGCTAAAGCCGATCGCAGCTAAGGCTCGCGGTTATATGCCAGCCGAGTCACCTTTAAGCGGTTGGGCTGCTCGATCTTTTAATGAAGGTCGTTTTCCAACCTACAACCCTTCGATCGCTAAGAAGGGTATCACTTACAAGACTTCACCAAGCCGACCTAATAACCGAGGTTGGCGTTCACTTGTATCTTTGCTCAATAAGTCTGCTGCTGGCGCTATTTATGAAACCGCTGGACGTAAGAACCCCGGCGGAAACTTCTCGCCTCGTTTAGATCGGGGCAATGCTCAAAGCAAGGGTCAGGGCAAGATGCAAGGTCGAGGCATCTTTCGCGCTTGGAATGAAGATCAGGGTAAAACTCAAGGCGCAGTTATCAAGGCACTCGAAGGCGCAGCCGCTAAGTTCAACGCCAAGACAGGTAAATACAACTAATGGCAACTAATGTTAAAGTAGATATCGCGGCCGAGTTCGTCGGTCGCAAAGCCTTCACAGATGCCGCTAAACAGACTATTGGTCTTAATAACCAAGTCAAACAACTTGCTAAGTCCTATTTAGGTTTATTCACCGCTCAACGTTTAGGTCGCGCTGGCTTTAATGCAGCTAAGGCCTTTGCAGCCGACGATAAGGCAGCCAGAGTATTAACCCAGTCGCTAGATAACCTTGGCTTGGCCTTTGCTGATCCTTCAGTTAAGAACTTCATCGCTGATCTTGAAAAACAATTTGGCGTACTTGATGACCAACTGCGCCCAGCGTTCCAACGTTTATTAACTACAACTGGCGATGTTGCCAAGTCTCAGTCATTGCTTCGCACAGCACTTGATCTATCAGCAGCTAGTGGCCAAGATGTAGTCAGCGTTGCCGGGGATCTTTCCAAGGGTTATGTAGGCCAGACTCGCGCCCTTGCTAAGTACGGCATTGGACTAACTCAGGCACAACTCAAGGCCATGTCCTTTGAGGAAGTCCAGACAAGAATTAACTCACTCTTTGGTGGTCAAGCAACTATTGCAGCCGACACCTATTCGGGCGCTTTACAGCGTTTAGCGGTCGCATCTAATAACGCCAAGGAAGTTATAGGCGGTGGTTTGCTCGATGCCCTAGCAGCCCTTGGGGGCGGCGGTGAGGGTGGATTACAGAACACTCTTGCACTTATCGAAAAGGTTTCAACTGCTTTTGCTACTTTCATTCGTCGCTTCGGCGTTGGTCTTGGAATGGCTGGTCAATTAGCCCGCGGTAATTTCAAAGGTGCAATGGCGCTTGGTCAGGCAGAGCAAAACCGAGGCAAAGATACTTCTGGCATAACTCCAGCAGTTAAAGCAGAATTACAAAAGGCAGCAGCGGCCAAGGCATTGGCTAAGGCTGGTACTCAGCAAGTCAAGAACACAAAAGCCCAGACTGCTGCTATTAAAGAACAGACAGCCATTCAAAAGGCTGGAACGCTATTCGATCTACAACAGACTCAGATCATCGCTGCGCTCAAAGGCGATATCTCAGCAGAAGAGCGCAAGCGCCTAGAACTACAACTGGCTATCTTGACCGGCAATACTTCAGAGGCTTCTAAACTAGCTGGTGAACTTGCTAAGTCTCAAGGATTATCACAGCAACTAGCCGCTTATCTTGCATCGTTGCCAGATGCTAAGAACCCATTCACAGCATGGAAGTCTTATCTCGACATGATC